AAGTCTCCCCTAGTAAAGCCTTCCGGACAAACTAGATCGGTTGTTGCCAACAGAGAAATTGATGTGCCCACACCTTCAACATAGTATTCGCCCGAACGATATGAGTTGGGGAAAACGTTACCGTCAAATTGAACTTTCAATCCATTTGTAAACTGTACTCCGTTTGGTGAAGTATAATTAGTTTTTCCTAAAATTTCTGCTTCAATATTAATAAAATTGTCTAGATCGGTATCGGAAATCTTAATTATTCCAACTTTATTTGGATTAGTTCCATCTTGATAATATAACACATCAAGTGGCGCAGTAATGATAGGAATCAAACTGATTACGCCTAATGTATTTCTATAAAATGATCTATTAATAAACTGTGTGCCAAATCTTGGAGTAATTTTTTCGTTATTGGGTATAACACCATCAGGCAATAATCTAATAATAGGATTATTGATGTCACCTAAAAATTGAATTCTGTAAAAGTTCTCACTAACTGTGGTATAGAATCCCTGTTCATACTGCCCTTGATTAATATTAGCAATCATCTCAGCTCCGGACTGAGTAGATACCGTTAGTGTAGGTCCACCGAGATCTTGAGAAATAGTGAATGTCGATGAGTTGATAATTTCTTTAACAAAATATACTTGCCCTTGAACAACTCCGCCCAACATGATTCCGCTAAATGTTACAGTTTGATTGACGAGTAATTCGTCAGTTGTGAATCCGCTTGCTAAGGTCAAGACATTACCTGCACTATTAGTGGAGGCTACCGTAATAGTTTTAGGCTCTGTAAAGAATGGATCATTGGTGTCATAAAATGTTTCATCGTAATACGAAGAAATATAACCAACCTCTTCTGGCACTCCTGTATCATAAAACATTATGCGTAGGCCATTTAAGCCAGTCACGCCATCAATATTGTCTAAACCAGGATAGCTTATTCCGGTAGCTAGATCATTAATAGTATATAGATTTTTACCATTGATTTGGTCAAACGGAATATCAGATACTACATCAACTATATTATTTCCTGGAAAAATAAATTGATCTTGTGCATTTTTTAACGGAACATTAAATGTTACTCTTCCTTCTTCTGCACCATTGTTATCTACGCCGAATACTTCACGCAGTGGTAAATTAGGCTGGGTTGCAGAGAATCCAGTGACACCGGGTTCAGTTTGAATCCAAAACTGTGAAGTTTGATTTACATCAAAAGTATATGTTCCGCCACGTAGCACAGAAATTGTTGGGTTATTTCCGGTGCCTATTAATGATCCGACTTCAGTAATTTCATAGCTATTAGCAAAGTCAGTAACAACATAATCTTGATTTATGAACACGGTGTTTGGAGCAACTGTTACAGCCGGAGCACCAATTGGCAACCAATAATATTCGTAATAGTTAACTAGTTTATCTAAATTAGTAAAACTATCCCATGAATAAATTTCGCTATTGAATAATCTATTATTGTTATTCGTAATGCTTCCTTGTTGCTCAAGTGCATCAATCATACCCGGATAGGTAATAAAGTCGTTAGCAATTGGTTCGCCTAACTTAGTAAATACCACACTTGGGTCTAACTGATAGTCGCTGCGAGTTTTCGTAGGTTCAGTAACATAGTAGTCAAGGGCATTGATTCCCGAACCAAATCTGCTACCAACATAACCTTGAACACGGGCAACAGACGGGTTACTTACTAACCGATCAAGCGATGCTGCAAGGAACTGACTGTTCGTAGGTGTTTGGAAAATTTCCGGAAGAAAGTTTAATGTTCTGATTCTAGCCATATGTATACTTATCTTATCTGTAATTCGTCGGGTGTTAATGCGGGGATAACGAGTACATCATTTGATGTAGCAGCGTTAACAAAAATTTCAAAAGGTCTACATTTTATTTCATATAGGTCTCCAAACCTCATTGAGGGATCGTTAGGTACTAATACTGCGGAACTGATTAAGTCACTAGCTTCGGCGTGTAGATATGCGCTGAGTTCGGAGAAGTAGAAAGTATCGCCGAAGTTCCAATTATTAATGTTGAAGTATTGATCCATTGCTGCTAGTACCGCACTTCTTATTTCACTATCACTTGCATTTGTTGTGCTGTCTTTAATTACTTTAATAGTCGCTCTCAGTGCCGGATCTGCTTTAGGTCCAAACAATGGCTTAAACTCTACACTATTTAATATTACAGAATCCGACAACATTTTATAGTCTTGTAATTCAGTGTATTGAGAAGACAATTCAGTAATTGTTGGTCTATTCGGTTCAGGAATAGTATTTGTTATGTCAACAATGTATCTCTGATATTCTTCATAATAGCTGAACGTAACAACATATAAATCAATGATGTTGGTTGTTGCTGGATCAATTCTATTAGTGTTGTTTGAGTTGTGCTTGTACTGATAGCTCAACCCTTGTCTACCTGACTTTACACTATACTGCGGTTGTTCTACTAGTACATAGACAATAGTAGTCACTGTTTGATCTTGCACTGTTTTGAAAAATTTATTTTCACCAAATGCATAAAATAATTGACCGACCGGATAATCATACTTTACCAATTCAATTTGTGTTTGTGTAGGATATTGAAATCTTACTGAGCTAGTAGGAATAATAAATTCCTTAGTAAGATTGATTGGGTCTTGTACAGTTTCAAAGAAAACATATATACCAAAATTATTATTACCCGTTACGAATCCAGTAATCTCATTAAAGAAGTCCGGGTTAAGAATCAATTGATTATTGTTTACATCGGTCGCAGCAACTTCAACTTCAAAATCATTTACGTAGCCGTCACTTTCAACGGTCTGTCCCACAATATTAATTTCAGTATTTTTACCAATTGCACTAGTAGATGAAGGTAATGTGTTAATGCCTAATACTGAAACATTATCTTGAATAATCTTTCCAGTAAACGGATCATATACTAATTCATCTCTTGCAAAAGTAAATCTAGTATCTGCTACGCTGCCAAAATAGTATGACAACGATCTATAGGTTACTGTATATCTATTGTTACCTAAGCTGGTAAATTTCACGAACCAATTGGGGTCAGTAATCTTTTTAATTGACCAGCGTGACTGATTGATCATTAATGAGTTATTAAATACTAAAGTAAATTCTTGATTTAATTCAAGTCTGATTACTGCCTCTTGAATTATTTCTCTAGGAATAACGTTACCAAAAACAGGAATGATAGTACTTACGATAACATCGCTAGGTACATAACCACTAAGTCTGATAGGGCCTGCGCCATTAGCAAAGCTTCCTTGATTGTTGTTTGAGCCGTCACCGACAACATTCAACACAGTAGTCCAAATAAACGTGCTGTCGCCAGGTCCTGGAATGCCTGCTACGAGTCTGTTATCTTTATCAAAATAAAACCCTGTAGGTGCAGTAAATTGAACGATGGCACCGGTTGTCAAATACTTCAAGTTCGTAGAACTAAACACTCCTACGCTGGTAGGTTGCTCTAACGAACCAGTTATAGTATACACGTATCCTGTTTCGTTATCTGCATTTACTGTACTAGTTCTCCAGTATACTTTTTCGCTTGCCGGAGTAGATGAGGTAGTAACAGTATATCTTGGATAGTTTTGAATATAATACTGGGTAGCTTTATTTAAAGTTAATACATTGTTTAAATCATCAGTAAAAAATGCAATAATGTCGCTAGTATTATTAATTGTTAAACTTAAAAATCCATCAGTCTCGTCTTGATACAAGGCGCCGTCGTTGCCATAACTTACTGTACTAGAATATTTTCCAGTAGGATCTAACAAATCTAAATTTTTACTTACACCAACACTTGACCTATTGATTGCTTTACTCTTGACAATTGAATTGTACAGTGTATATGGGAAGTTGTTATAGTCTTCGCCGTTGACCATACGATTCTGTGTATAGTAACGAGTAGGCGCACGTTGCTTGATGCTAGCAATTGATTCTCTTGCTTGGGCAGTTGTCACTGTCTGTGTCAATGCTAGACCAACAGTTAGTGTTTCTGCTCTGCCCAAACGAGAAATGTAGGTAAACGTCACTGATAAGCCGTTCATGTCTGAAGGATAGATGGTGTAAGTAAGCGCATTGCCAGCACGTACATATGCTCTAAAGTTTCCTACAGGGATTTCACTGAACACGCCGTCACCAAACACATAAGTAACCTGATCATTGAATCGTGAGCTTACAGAAAATGTTTGCTTGAATGACCTATTACCTTGCAATGATGCGTTTGCATAGACATTTTCTACTTGACGCCACGGGTCTCTTGTGCTATCTTGATTAATCTTATATAGCCAAGTATCGGAGTTATTGATTCCTTGAATGTCGATGTCAATCGTTTGATTGCTAATTTGCTGCTGTAGGGCAAAATCAAATGTTTGTAAACTACCCTGTTTAAAGTAGAAGAAGAAACCTGTTTCGGGGCTACCAAATCCTAACTTGTCGTTACGATATAGCATATTAAATCTACCATTGGGTGCAGGAGGAACCTCATAGATTGATTCACTGTCTAAGCTAGACACACTGCATAGTTCAAAGTTCATGTTGACGCCGCCAACTGTGCTATCAAAGGGAACAATTGGCACATTGTTAGGAGCAATCTGTATGCTATATTCGCTAGTGTTTACTCCTGCGATTTCGCTAACGTTGCCAGGACGACCAATTCGTTGTGTGTCTACTAGAGTAGCGTTGATGATTGTATTAAATTGTTCTAACCAATTTGGGTTAGCAGGGTCGTTCCACAAAACAGGAACGTTGCTTAGATTGAATCCATTAAGGTCATTGATATTCTGTGTAGTCTTGATGCTTGTGACTTTTAGATAGCCTTGACCTGCGATATTTCTTTTCGGAGTGTAGCTTACAAGATTGGCAAGTTTAACAACACTGTCTCTACGTTCGGCAGTGTCCATAAAGTTTTCACGAGCATTCAAGTCATTGCGGAAAGCAAGTCCTTGGCCCATAAAGGCAATAACGTCAAGTAGTGCAACAAACTCACTAGACTCTACGTAGTCGTTAAATGTTTCTGGATAATTTAGTTGTAGGTAGTCAATAAACGCTTTGCGCAAAGTCTCGTAATCATAGCTACGAAAGTCAGCCTGGTTGAACGTTTGGTAAATTGTTTTCCAGTCGTTAGGACCAAACAATGCTGATTGTCTTGAACTTCTTGCCATAGTTTCTCTCAATTGATAATATATTTATCATAGAAAAAACTATGTTTTAGACTAATGTGGCTCTTTCTGTACGAGTGTTTAAAGAAATTTTTGCTGCGATTGGCTGATTAAATGGCAACACTGCGCACTGCAATTCTATTAATATTCCGTTTTCAAGGGGGTAGGATACTAATTCGGCAAGCTGAAGTCTAGGGTCTTGATTAGCTACTCGTTTGATCTCGTTTTCAATTTCAAATTGAGTAGTTGATGAGTTAGGCTCAAAAACTAAATCCCAAAGTCTAGTACCATAGCCTGGTTGACCAACTTTTGTACCTAATCTTATATTCAGCGCATTAACAAAGTTTTGTACTATTAATTCGGCATCAGTCAGGCTAAATTTATTTCCCCACGAGATTCCACGACGAATTCCGCCGGGTCCGCCAGCACTTCCTGCCAACATATTAGTTGTTTTTGGATTACACGCATTCTGTGTATTGAATCCTAAGTAAGTTGCCATAATATTACCCTATGCCTCTGCTAAGTTTTAATAGCTGATCAGCGGTTGTAGCATTATTTATTGCTGATAGTTTATTATTTAGTGCTGTATCACTAGTTGCTGTTATCTCGTTTGTCGTGTCGAGGAACTTCTTGATATTCTCATTCAATCGGTTTACTATTGCTACATATTTATCCACTGCCTCTTTTATTTTAGGATCGCCTTCAGGTAATGTTTTTTCTAATTCAATAACCACATCAAAAGCTGCTTCACGTTCAGCAACTATAACTTTACTTTCTTTTGTGATAGCATCTCTTTGTGATCTTAGAGAAGTTAATTTGTTTTCTAAACTAGAAATAGTTTCGTCTTTGATATCACCCACTAGATTTGGTTCTGGAATCTTAGGATTACCCAATATTCCCTTAAGTTGAGCGGTAATACCTGCTCGGTCAGAAGTATTAATTCCTAAGTTAGGAAGCTTGATTGGGCTGGCGCCGCCGGCACCTAATGCACTTACCGAAGACAACAACTGAGTAGCCTGACCAATTGGAAGCTTACTAGCGATAGCTGATGTGAGTCCTCCTGCTTTGCTTGCGATTGAACCTAAACTTCCTAATGCTCCGCCTGCGCCACCTAACGACCCTACAACACTAGATGCGGTGTTTAGGGCAGATGAAGCCTGACCTAACGCATTAGTCGCTGAACTTACGGCTGAATTTATCTTGCCAAGACCATTAGTAACGGCTGTCTGTGCATCTTTCATGATTCCGGTTAACTGATCAGTACCGGGTATCTTATTGATGGCACCCTCAGCCTTATTTAATACACTAGAAAATGCTTTAATTCCTCCGGGTAGATTGCTTACTCCGCTTGACAACTGAGATGCCTTGGCCGCTAGCCCGCCTGCTTGAGTTTTCTTGGCAGCATTGGCTAGACCAGACAGGCCATCTTTAAGTGATGTTGCTGCGCCAGCCATGC